CAATGGGCACCCCACCTGTTAATCAAGAGGTGACATTGGAAAATGATCTAGTTGAGGAGCATGTTTTATTCCCATTGGAGATCCTTCGTGAAGTACCGCTTGAACAGTCCAACTATTTGAGTGGTAGATCGAAAATTAAACAATCTCAGTTTTATGGTTGGTGTGGTGAGCCACATAAGATTCCAGCAAAATTGAGCACGTTTGAGTATCCTAGAGGGAGTGGAAACATGATAAATCCAAAACATGTGGCTCTTAAAAAGATTAAACAAACACCCACACCAAAACTAGTGGAGTTGCCTGATCATATTCATGACTATTTGTTTTATGAATACCCCCGTAGTGAGGAGTTTGCTCGAGTGTATACATTGGATGAGGCAATTAATGGAGTGCCAAGTCACGGGTATGGCCCCATTAGGATCAACACTTCTGCTGGTTGGCCGTTTAATATGAAATCAGAAGGAGGTAAGAAACCATATATCACCTACACAGGTGCACGTTATGAGTATCAACCTGCTTTTTTGGCACAGTTGAAAGGAAAGATAGAGAAGTTGTCCCAAGGGGTAGACTCTCCTGTTGTGTTCGCTGATGCCATTAAGGATGAATTGAGACCGGTTGAGAAGGTGTATGCTGGAAAGAGTAGGTTGATCTCGTCAACACCCTTAGATGATTGTCTTGTGGGTCGGATGTACTTTGGTGGTTTTATATCATATGTGCAACAGGACCCAGTTACAAAACCTATTTCTATTGGTATTAATTACCATAGTAGGGAGTGGGGGATGAAACATTCGTACTTGAGTTCAGTGTTGAATGGACCAAATGGTGGATCAGTTATATCAGGAGATTACACAAACTTTGATGGTAATATGCCTGGGTTTGTAGCTGATTTTGTGTGTGATTTCATTAATAAGTGGTATGATGACGGGCCAGTTAATGCACGTATTCGTAAATTAATCTTTAGTCATATACTTAAAGCTGAGCACATTATGTACAACATCCTGTATTTGGCATTT